CAACCCATTCGGCGCCTCCATCAGCACAATCTGGGCATCCTATAACCTCTTGTAATTTATCAAATTTATTTTTATCGATAGCGGCGGTAATGGTTTTAAATTCTTCATTAGTTATAACTTTCTCACAGGTTTTTGGATCTGGTATTTTACCATTCTTTGTTTTTGTAAAGGTTACTTTTGTTGTTTCAACTACAATGCTTTGCTTGCAGTAATTTACACACATACCGAACGATGTACCGTAACTAACAGTTGTGCTTTCTTTAATACTTTGTGTTTTACACGCTAGTAAGCCAACCGAGGCTAACAACATTAGCGTAAATAATTTGGTTTTCATAGGTTTTGTTCTAGTTTAATTTATAAACAATTTGATTAGGTATTTTCAGCAGTTGTGTCAAATAACCAACATGTTGTACCCTAAATTAACAGTTAAAATTGCCTTTTAAAAATTTAATATTCATTTGCTTTTGTTATTTTTAACATCCCAATTTGTTAAATTTTGTTCGCACTTTTCACTTACAAAACTCCACCGAAATTTTCGGCTGAGTTTAAAGAATATTATGGTTTCGCAAACCTTAAGCAAGTTAAGGTTTTAAGCACAACCCTGTTAATAATTGCTGGTTTAACCAGGGTTTTAGGTCTGTTGTTTTATGACGACGTTCAAAATATACGCAACTATAATGCACATTCGTTAGGCAATTGGATACAACTATCCGGTTCATTTATATTCTTTTTAACTAGTAGATGGGCATTGCAAAAACCTGAAATTACAAGCAGAATGCGTCAGTATATAACCATTGCCTTTATTGTGTTTATCCTGCTAGTTTCTTTTGGCGTGAGTTATACCGTTTCTATGTACAACACTAAAAACACTTTAACAATGTTTTTAATTGGCATTGTGGTAGTTAGCTTGTTTTTTGCTATAGAACACAAGGAAATAATTATGATTTCTACTTCTGTAATTATAATCTTCATAATTAGCATGGTAATTCCGCGAATTGATTTTGAAGAGAAAATAATGAATGTAATAGCTTCCTTTGTACTGGCCTTTATTTTAATGTGCGCCAGCAGGTACAGCTATTATTTCAAATCGCAGCACTTTGTGCAAGTTAAACAGCTTGAAGAGAAAAACTTAGAAATTGAGCGATTAAACATCCAAAAGAGCGAGATTTTAAGTTTTGTTGCCCACGATTTACGCAATCCTTTAAACAATATCGGCACATTAAGTAGTTTTATATTGGAGGAAAACGAAGAAAGCTTAGAGGCTAAAATGATTGCTGACTCTACCAAACAAGCTAAGGAAATTATAAATGATTTGATAGATGCTGTTAAACACGAAGAGGCTATCTTGCAAACCGAACCCACCAACATTGCTAATTATGTAGAAGCCATAGCAGATAAATGGCGAAGAAATAGTAATAGAAACATTTTATTTGAAGCAATTGAAATAGATGTTATGGCAGCTATCAATTATTCGAAATTAGAAAGGGTAATGGACAATATAATTAGCAATGGCTTAAAATTCTCTGACATCGACACGCCGTTGAGTATTAGCGTAGGAAGACGAAACACTAATATTTGCATTGTTATTAAAGATTACGGCATTGGCATTCCTGATAAATTGCTGAAATACATATTCAATCAATTTACGCAAGCCGGACGACGAGGATTAAAAGGCGAAAAATCTGTAGGATTAGGTCTACATATATCTAAAAAGATCGTAGAACAACACAAAGGGCGACTAATTTTTAGCAGTATTGAAAATCAGGGTAGTACTTTTACCATTTTACTCCCATCCGCCTAAAACTCTTCTTGGCTAGTAGCGTAAAGGTTCTGCGCAAAATTCACTAAAAACAATTCCTTTTTAGCCCGGGTAACAGCAGTATAAAGCCAGCGCATAAAATCTAAATCAATCATCTCGTCTGTTAGGTAGCCTTGATCTACAAAAACGGCATCCCATTGCCCGCCCTGTGCCTTATGGCAAGTTACCGCATAGGCAAATTTTATTTGTAACGCATTATAATAAGGATCTTGCTTTATCGCTTCCATTTTATCGCGTTTGCTGGTTAAATGGTCGTAATCTAACATTAACCCTTCAAATAGCTGTTTACTTTTTTCGTAAGGAAGATTTGGCGTTTCGGCTTGTAAGGTATCTAAAATCACTTTACAAGTAAGCGTTCCAACTTCCGGGAAGTCCAAAAAATCCAAGTTTACTTCTGCAAATCTTAACCCGTAGCGCTCTTCTTCTTTACGAACTCTAACAATTCGAGCCATATCGCCATTGGCTATAAACGAAACTTTTTGGTTTTCGGGCAACCAGAAATAATTGTTACGTACCACCATAATTTGGTCGCCGCCACTTAATTCTTCATCTCTGTATAAAAGCCTAGATCTTATTTGGTTATTATAGATATTTGCCGATTTATTAGATCTACAGACTACCAAAGTACTCTCGATTTCGAACTTTCTATAAGCATATTCCAAACCTTCTACCAACTTAAGCCCTGTCATGCTAAAAGTATCTTTGTAGCTTTTTGTTAAAAATTTAGGCAGTATTTTTTGTTCTTCATCGTAGTTGTTTATCAGCTTGCGTAACATAGTGGCATTGGCTAAAATTCCCGATTTTTTCTCCTGCCTAACAACTTCTTTCAACTCAACACCGGTAACGTTTAAGCCAAAATTATCTTTTAAATACTTTTCGTTTAATGCCGGACTTTCGATGCTGCCAACTGGGGGTAACTGAGCTGTATCGCCAACAAATAGAAGCGCACAATTTTTATCATTTCCTATCGGATTTGGCTGAAAAACAAACTCAATCAAATCTTTAAGGAAAGAAGATCCGTTTTGCGGATTCCACTCGTCAGCAATCATCGAAGCTTCATCGACAATAAAAAGCGTATTTTCTGCTAAGTTTGGCGCCAGTTGAAAAGCCATTTCTGTAGACACCGCACTTCGCTTACGGTATATTTTTTTATGTATGGTTAAGGCTGTTCTGTTGGTATAATTGCTAATAACTTTTGCAGCCCTACCCGTTGGCGCTAGCAAAACTACTCGCATTTTAAACTGGGGTAATGCGCTTACTAATGCAGCTACAGACGTAGTTTTTCCTGTACCTGCGTAACCTCTCAAAACAAAACATCTGTTATCAATTTCGCTGGTTAAAAAAGATGCAACTTTATCGCAAAACTGTAATTGTTCTTTAGTAGGTTGAAAAGGATATGATTGGGCAATAATGTGGGCATTATCCATTTAGCAAAGATGCAATGGTAATGTTATAGAAAAAAACTATTTTTGCCAACATATGAGCAATAACAACAGCATCTTATTAATCGACCCAGATTTTGACCCAGCTACATCATTAAACTGTAGTTTAATTGTTAAAATGGGATACGATAGTTTTTCTTATGCGATAATTAATAAGGAGAAAAATAAAGTGATTGCTGTATTTGATGAGCAAGAATGCGAAGATGTTGTCAAAAAACTCGCTGATAAAATAAAAACAGATAGTTATTTAGGCTTGAACTTTAACGATGTAAAAATTGCCAGCTATTCCGCTAATCTAATAAATATTCCTACTGAACTTTACAGCGAAGAAAGCTTAGAAGCGAATGCGCAATATTTTGCCGAACCTCATGACGGAAATTTACATGTACAAGCTCAGCCTCACTTCAAATTTAATAGCATTTTTGCTTTTGATAAAAAGACCAGCGCTATCTTCGAGAATTTCAAAGATGCAAAAATCTATCACGAGTCTGCCGGATTGCTAAATTTGGCTACTACTGCTACTGATGGCCTTTTTTTAGATTTTACCGTAGGCTCTTTTAGTGCACTATTTGTAAATGATGGCAAGGTGATTTTTCAGAAAAGTTACGATATAGAAAATACTGACGAGTTTAACTACTATTTGTTGCTAATAAAAAACCAGTTACAGATTAACGAAGAAACAAGTATAAAACTAAGCGGAATAATTCACGAAAAAGACCAAAAGCATAATGTGATTAGCAAATATTTTACTAAAACAACTATGCTTTTACCACCAAGTGATTTAGCGCTCGAAGTATTGGAAGACATGCCATCTCATTATTACACTACTCTTTTAGCTATTTACAAATGCGTATAATCGGTGGCCGTTTAAAAGGCATACAATTTTTTGCACCTACTAATTTGCCCGTTAGGCCAACCACAGATATGGCAAAAGAGGCATTATTTAACATTCTTTATAATAATTACGATTTCGAGGAGTGTGAAGTTCTGGATTTATTTACCGGAACAGGCAGTGTAAGTTTTGAGTTTGCCAGTAGAGGAGCAAAAAAAATAACTTCTGTCGACAAACATTCCGGTTGCATATACTGGATAAAATCTGTTATTGCAAAACATAATTTAGATGAAATTGAGCCGACAAAAGCAGATGTGCTTAAATTTTTAGAACAAGAAACCAAGCAGTATCAAATTATATTTGCCGATCCGCCTTACGATTTACCAAGTATTCCGCTTATACCAGAATTGGTATTTAAAAATAATTTATTGGCACCAAATGGGATTTTAGTAGTAGAACACGCTACCTACACCAAACTAAATCAGCAAAAAGGTTATACACAAACCAGAAAATACGGAAACTCTTCTTTTAGCTTTTTCGAAAATCAAGAATAAAACAAGTCGTTCGTTTTTTGACTCTAGACTCCGAACTATCGAATAATAGCTTTTCGAACTTTTAAATTTAACTCGTAAATTAAACTTTTAACCAGTAACTTCAACTATGAAAATTGCGCTATTTCCAGGTTCGTTTGACCCAATAACAATTGCCCACGTAGATATTTTGAAACGTGCTCTGCCTCTTTTCGATAAAGTTGTTGTAGGAATTGGATTAAACAGTTCGAAGCAAAATTTTATATCGGCAGAGAAAAGGGAAGAAATTGTTAGAACAATTTTTGCTTCTGCAGATAATATAGATGTACAACTCTACGAAGGTTTAACGGTAGATTTTTGCAAAAAAATTAACGCAAAATACATGATCCGAGGAATTAGATCGGCATCAGATTTTGAATATGAGAGAGCTATTGCACAAATTAATCAGACCATGATGCCAGAAGCAGAAACCATACTACTGCTAAGCAAACCCGAATATTCTGCTATCAGCTCTACCATAGTTAGAGACATTTTAAGAAATAACGGCGATGTTAGTCCGTTTGTGCCCAAAGAGGTAATTCAGTTTTTATAAATCTGAAAACCATTGCCTAGTTTTTTTCTGTAAAGCAAAAGCGGCTTACTCCTTAGCGGTTTCCCTGCTTTACACTACAATATTTTTGCCCTTCCGCTTTGCTCAGGTTGCAAAAAGGATTTCCGTTGCAATCAGGTTTGTAAAACTCAGCTTGTACAGCTATGAGGGTTTACTTGCACAAGCCCAAAATAAATAGCCCTACTTGAAGCGGCATCTTTTGCATGCTTAACGCTGAGCGATAGCGAAGTAAAGCATGCAAAAATACAGCGTAAAGGAGGACTATCGTTAATAGTTATCTGGTATTGCGCTTCAAAAAAATTAGATCAGGCTATCAGCCCTCAACACATCTAAAATAGCAGGATAGGTATTGGTTGTTTTTGCGGGCACATTTAACGGAGCAACCCAAGCTGCTTCAGTAATTCCTTCTTCCGTTTGCGGCACAAGCTTAGGCGAATTTTTCACCGTCATTTTATACCAATTTGTACGTTTTAGAATAACTTTCTGTCCTAACTCGTACACATGATAAGTTTTGCACAATAACTTGTCTCTGGTTTCTACTTTAACGCCGCACTCCTCTTCAACCTCACGCACGGCAGCCACTTTAATTTTTTCTTCTTTTTCTACTTTTCCTTTGGGCAAATCCCACTTCTTGTTACGGAAAATAAATAAAAACTCGCCTTTGGCATTGTTAACCAACCCGCCAGCCGCCTTTATAACCGTTAACCTTTTCTTTATAGTTTTAAATGTTTGTTTAGGATTTAACGACTGAAGAAAGTAGTTATTAGATTTTGATTTTTTGAGGTTTTTATAAAATGTTAAAAAATCAAATCCCTCTGTTTCAAGTTGTTGAATTTCTCCTGTTTGATTGGGCATTATATCTGCTATAAACAAGGTATTATCATTAATATAAATTCTGTAATTTTTCATAATATATTTCTAAATATATTTTAAGGCGGTTTTTGCTACTTTGTAGAAAAAATAACACCCCTCTCAATTGCATTTAAAAGGGGTTTTTCTTTAAATTTTCTACAACTTTTCTACAAAATCATTTCAGTTTTGCAGTTTTTAAAAGTAGAAAAAATTGACAAATTATATCGTGATTTTATATATTTAGCCAAAAAAACTATGAATAAATTTTTACAAGGACTATTCGCTGTAATTGGTATTGCTTTAGTGGTGATGCTTTATGTAATTTGTACAAAAATCAACGATAATAAAATTGGGAGATTTGCAAGTCACGGTGGTGGAATTTTAGATACTACCAATGGTGATTTATATTTTTATGATAATGGAGAGTATCTTAAAATATCAAATGGGAAGGAAACCAACGTTAAGAAAATTCAAAATTAAAAAGCAGATAAGAAATAAATCCTACCTGCTTTCAATGTTAGTACCTCTACCAACATTACTTGAACCTGCCTTCTGAAAAAGACACTAACTAATTTATATAATTTTTTTCTATATACTCTATATCTTCACAACCAATCAATAAAAGATTTTAATCGGTTTTTGTAGACGTACACCCAAGAATAAGCCATTATTGTTACGGTGTTATTAGAATCACCAATTGAACAACTAACTGTCTTATCTTCATTAAAGGTCTTAACCCTAAATAAAACACCTCCAAATGTAAATTTTTGTCCTTCTTTCAATGTACTTAATGTTGTGCCTTTCATCTAGCAAAAGAAGCATTTATTGATTTGAATCTGTTACGGGATTCCGTAAATACAAAATGCAGATAAGAAATTAATCCTACCTGCATTTACCTATTATTATTATTTTTTCCGAGATGAATCACATCTCAATTCTAAAATTAGAAATAATTACTAACCATTTCAACTAAAATTTCATTTTCAAATGCAGTCCAACCAAATGGAGATGAAACTTGCCAACACACCTTCACCCCATCAAAATAATTTATGATTGCACCTTGATAGTATCTATTTATGTAAATATCGAAATTACCCCCACCACCGCCACTAGTTGACAATTCTAGTGTTTTGACCTCGTCACCATAAGCCAGTTTTAATTTTATTTCTTCTAGTTCCACAACCATACCAACAAAATTAGTATGTACCGATATTGGTTTTAAGAATGGTTTTCAACAAAAAAAGGTAGACAGAAATTAATCTACCTACCTTTTACCTAAAAAAAAAGTCACTTAACCAAGCGATTTTATATTAACCTATTTCAAGTTACAAAATATTCTTTTAAGTTGTATACTAATTTGATAATCTTTTAACCGTTGATACTACTGTTTGCAATTCAAATGGCTTTGCTATAAACGCATCACAAAATTCAAATGAAAATTCCTCCGCTTGTTTTACGGTCATTCCAGCAGTCATCAAAATAATTTTGATATGCTTTAACTTTTCATCGTTCCTAATTTTAGTTGCCATTTCTTTACCATCGCTATTACCTAAGTGGATATCAATTATTGCTAAATCTGGGTTAAACGAATCCACTTCGTTGAAAAAGTCTTTTCTATTATAAACCACCTTTGTATGATAACCTTCACTTGATAATAAGAAATTGAGTACATCAGCGTTATCAGGATAGTCATCTGCTATAAGTATTTTCCGCATATGGTCAAAAATAATGTAAAAGTTGCGAATAAATTTGAATTGCGTGATATACGTATTGATTTATGTTATAATTACTTTAGTGAAAAAGTGATAAAAAAAATAGGGATGCAACCGTAGTTACACCCCCTCACGACAAAGGTATAATTTATTATTCGTCTTTTTTAGTTGCTTTATCTTTCAATTTGCTAAAGATAGAGCTTAATAACTCTTTGACCTCTGTTGCTACTTTAATACCTGTGAGGCTTTCAATATTTTCAACTATACCACTCAATAATGCTATCAAAGGAATCCCAACCATAACCTTAAACACAGCTAATTCCTCTTTTAGATAACTAACTTGGAAATAATGGATGACGAGAATGTAAACGAGAAACAATGTAACATCCTTTATTTTCTTAATTAGAAACTCCTTAAAGTTCAACTTCTGTTTACTATCTATTGCAACCCATACATCAAGTAAACCATCAATTACCACAAAAATAATCAGCATCAAACTTAGTTCCCGTGCTGGTTCAAACCAGACCAGAAACAATCCTATTAACTTTAAAAACCAAAGCTTTGCCGAAAAGAAAAAATCGCTTAGATGTTCTAACATTAGCTTTGGTATAATTTAATTTCTCTATTGCGCCTGTTAACCAAAACACTTATCACTTTCTTACCAGCGTGTACCCATTTTTTGAACTCCTTAAAAATATCATCTAAGGATGCTTTAGCATTAATTTTCTTAAGCAATGTTGATGTAGTAAATGCAAACGTTCCAACATTATAGCAAAAGCTAACAAGAGCGTTAAACGCTGATTGTGTCAAAGGAACTTTTACATTTTTGTTTACTGCATCTTCGTACAGCTTAATCTTTTTGTTAAACAGCTCATTAGCTTCATCTAATGTTATTATATCACCTTCTTTTACCTTGGCGTTATCAAGATGGTAAGTGTTACCATAACCGATTGTCCATACATTTGCTGGGCATAAATATGCTTTTAGGCGTAAGCCTTCTTCATTATGGATAAATTTTATCCCTTCATTATCTAATTTCATTTTTTAATAATTTAACCTCTGCCACCCCCTCGTGATGGTCTTGGTACGCCTGTACCACCTGCTACATTATTTGTCATAGATGTATATTCCGCATCTTTGAACTGAACCTCTTTTTTATAAATATCACCGTTATCATCACTATCATTTAATAGTTGCAACAGGTCTACACTGGTTACATCATTCTTTAGGTTTAATGATGATTTATAAGGGTAAAATAGCCCCTCTAAGCCATTAACTTTAAAGGTTGAACCAAAGTCAAACAACCCGAATAAAGACCCGCTAAATTGGATGTATGGTGTTCTGTTTTGGTTGAGAATTGAACGAACCGCAATCTCCAAAAGTTCCTTTGATTCGGTTCGACCATCACGATGCCATAACGTGGATGGTGAATCTCCTGTTGGTGTTTTAACCATAATTTGGTTGAGATAATTTGTTTTATTGAACTCTCCCAATTCTGGCTTAAAATCAGCATATTCATCGATATAATTCTTATTGGATTTTATCGTAATTCTATCACCATCGACTGTTGCAGCATTGTTGATTTTTGGCGTAAACTGTCGAATGATTCCACCGCCTGTATAGCTTGCAGTATCGAAACTTGGAAGGAAACTAATTTGCATAGTTGAGCCAGAAATTGGAATTGGAACATCGTTAATTTCAGAAGTATAAAATGCCTGTGAATCTGCTCCCCAACTTTCACTCCTTGTACCGCCTGTGCTACCATTACCGCCCCTTTCTAACTTGCAGAATTTAGGTGTATTTTCAAACCATCCAGTATAAACTTGCTGTCCATCAACAGTACTTCCACTTAAAGTTAACCAAGCACTTTGTGTTGGGTTGCTAACCTTAACCATAAACCTAACGTTACCGAATGTTGCAAGCTTAAGCGATAGATTGTCGTTTGTTGTGTTAGTCACGTAAGCACTATTTACAACACTTAGTTTCTGACTATCGAAATTAATCGATGCATCATTGTTAACTTTTTCAGTAATTTTTAAAGCGTTACCAGATGCTGGATAATAAATTTGTTCTATTCCAAACGTTCCAACTTTTTGCCAATTTATAGGCAATCCGTTTTCCCATATTCTGAAATAATTATTAACTATTAAGTTTTCAGAATTAACAATTTTGGAGTTAACCAAAATTGATTTAATAGGTGTAGAATAGTTGATTGTATGGTCTGCATTGATGAATCTTGTGCTACCTGTTCTCGAGATAGTAATTGGAACATTATTAATTAATGTTGCAACATTTGTTGGCAAACTATCACCATCAAAATTAATATCATAAACCCTCTCAACTCTATTACCATTCAATTTTGCGTTAACCCTATCGATGTAATAGTTACCGTTTTTAAAATAGATATAAGCATTAAAAGGTGCTAAAATCATCTTGACAATAGCATCCAGTTTCAAAGTATCTTGGTTATCCTTTAAGTATAAAAATGGAGACACATAACAACGGTTTAAAGCTTCGTTGCTAAGGTTGGTTTTATCAATTCTAGCCTCATATAAATCGATGTTGGTGACAAGCTTAGTCCCATTTTTTAATTGGCTTAAACAGCTTAATATCGTCTCTACAAATGATTTGTTTTGTAGAATCAGATTACCGTTTTCATTCTTTAATTGAAGCTGTTTTAAATCGCCTAAACCATCGGTTGCTCTTACCGTAATTAGGTAAGGTGCTGGCATAAATGGCTCATTGTAGTTATCCTGTATTATATATCCTGACCAAAACAAACTGTCATTTTTAAGTATCTCAACTTTGTATTCCCTTTTATCTCCAACTAAGATTTCTGTGAATTGGTTGTTGGTTTGAGAATATAGATTCAAAACACATTCAGAACCACGAATAATATCAAATTTGTTTTCATCACCGTTATAATTAATCACAACAGGCTCACCACCCATAACAACGTCATAAACTGCACTGTTATAATTTCTTTGAAGTATCCTTACTTTATATTTTATCCCTTTTTGACTGTCAAACTGAGATAAGAATTTTAGTCCGTAGTTCTCCATTATCTAGTCCTGTTTTGTCTTTTATCGTAGTTGTTGAGTACACCAACTAATTTATCACCTTGTATCTCAAACATAACTTGACCACCAGAATTACTAGTTTCTCCAAGCATTGATTTTAATTTATTTAAAGGTGCAATGACCTCCGGATTTCTGGATGCATTACTATATTCACCAACTAATGCATTAGTTGGACCAAAAACAATTCCCCCGTTAGCAAAGGCTGTTCTACCAGTGTCTTCACCTGTAGCTTTACTAATTCGAGATTTAACCATTGAACCCAAAGCAACCAAAGCCACACCAGCCGCGATTGCGGTGAAAGGATTTTTGAATGCTGCCTTAATTCCAAGCATTGCAACACCCGTTGAAATAGCGATTTTACCAACCTGCGTTGCCATATCTGCTAGTATTCCAATTAGACCTTTGGCAATATCTCCTAAACTTGCATTACCGCTAGCCATTGCTCCAATCATTTCAACAAAACCACCAGCCATTGATGCAACCGATGAATTAATTGATTGCGTAATCGAATCATTCATATCTTGCATTAGCATAACGACCCTAGCTTTTTGCTCTGATAAGCCTGTCATTAATTGATTTGGAATGGCTTGAAACTTAATAGGAGATTCTTTTTGTACTGGTGCAGCTGTTACCGCTTTTTTAAGATTTGGAACACCAAGCTGTACATTCTTTTGCTGTTCAACGTTAAGTTTTTTGATTGCATCCGATAACGGGTCAACACCAAATTTGATTAAACTATTAATAGCTTGCTGATATTCGCTAATTCTTTTCTTAGCCTTCTCATCAAACGTTGCTCCGAACTCTGCATCGATTTGTTTTAAGCCGATTTGCAAATCCTTGTAGACCTGCGCTATTCCTTTTGTGTCCTTACCATCACCTTTTTTAGTGGTTGACACAGTAGTTTCAACTTTAGAACCTGATGCTTTTGCTACCTCTTTGTTGAAGTCTTTAACTGATTCAGTAGCTTTTTTAACAGGTACTGCAATCTTATCGAACAAAACATTAATGATACTTAAACCATTAACTATACCGTTCGCCAACGATTCAGCTCCTACCAGCTTTAAGAATCCAGCAACATAATTACCAAGGGCGTTTACAGCACCTTTGACGATTTGCAAAATACCGTTCCACATTGAGTTGGTGATGGTTTGGATACCTTCGAAAACACCAGCCCAATCACCCTTTAAAACACTTGAAAAGATTTTGACTATACCAGAAATATAACCTAGTACGCCAGATATTACACCGCTTACAACACTAAAAGCACCTTTGGTTGCATTGATAACATTTGTACCAATTGCAGCCCAAACCTGAATAATAAATGCTTTAACCGAATTGAAAATAGATTTCAGTGATTCCCATAAATCGCTTGCATAACTTACTATCGTATTCCAAAAAGTAGAACCCTCACCGCTTACGAAATATTCTTTAATCGCACTCCAATTGTCGATGATTAAATAAGCCGCTGCACCAATAGCAACTACAACAGCGGTAATTGGTGAGAATAAAGCTCCAAAACCAGTTATTAAAGCAGGTAAAATAGTACCAATAAATACACCTAATGCAGCAATTATTGGTGGAATAACAATAAGTAAACCACCAAAAATTAATACTGCCTTTTGAACTGTTGGAGATAGGTTTTTAAACCATTCGGTTATTGAAGCTAAACTATTTACAATCTTATCAGCTACTGCCGAAATATCCAGATGTTGATTTATTACATCACCAATTTCTGCTAAACTTGAAAAAATACCATCTTTTAAATTCTCAAAAGCAGCGTTTACGCCACCTGTTACTTGTGGAAGCTTGCTTAATCCATTTACGATTGCATCAACTACTTGACCAGATGAAACGCCCATCTTTGCCAATTCATCACTTCTTGCACTTCCAAAAGCTTCTTTAAGCAATGGAGTTACTTGTGGGATAGCATCTTTAATGATATTTAAATCTTCACCTAATGGGAAATCTGTATTAGCAAGTTGAGCTAATCCATAGGTTGCCCTCTCGAACTGGTCTCGACCCCCGCCCACGGTCGCAACAGCATTACCAAATGCTTTTATACTTTTTTCAGCTTTTTCAGCACTGAACCCAATTACCTGTAAACTGATAGAGCCTTTAGTAACTTCTTTAAGTCCAAGCCCTGGCAATTTAGCTAGTTCCTTTAATCTAACAAATTGCTCATTTGCTTCTGCAGCACTTCCTGTAATTGCAGTTAAACCATTCTTTAGTGATTGAATATCTCCGTAAGCTTTGATACTCGCACCAGCTAATGCAGCAAGCGGTAAGCTAACGTAAGTTGACATAGTAGACCCAAAGTCTTTCATCTTGTCTCCTACGCTTTTTAGGCTTTGGCTAACGTTGGTTATTGCACGTTGAAATTCAGATATATCAGCACCGAATATGAAATTCAGTTTTTGTTCTACCATTATATTGTATTAAAAAAGCCCCTTAAATTCTACCTTTAAGGCGTTTAAGGGGCTATCTTGGAAGGGTGTTTAGTCCTTCTGCTTATCTTTTAATAGGGCTTTCTCTAATCGCCCTTTCAAAATCTTCTTTGGTTGGTAAGTCTTTTTTCTTGTCAATAATTACATCGCTTGGCAATCGAATCAATTCTTCGCCAGTAATATGTTTATCCTTATCCAGCTGAACGTTGATAAGCAATGCAGCTAATGTTCTTGTCCTTTGCCATTCACGTTCATCTTTGAACATATAGCTCTTTGCGATGTAGTGATATTCCCCAAAGGTTAATGAGTAGAAATCTTTTAGACTTAATCCAACTTCACCTACTGCCATACCTAGGCACTCATTGAACTCTAATTTTTTTTTGAGTTCTTTGGTGCTTTGTCCATATCGTTATTGCTTTCGGCTAACGATTTACCAGCGATTTGCGTTGAGATAAAGCACTTGAAAATTTCTTCGTATTTAGAATTATCAACCGTTCCGAAATCATTATATAACTTGTAATAGTTGATATTCTCTTTAATGTCATTTACAAGATTATAATTGCTCATACCTGCAAATAACAGGTCAACCAATAAATCAAATGCTTTGCTAGCATCAGTATCTAAATCGACAAATAAATCACCAATTTCATTAAGTGAAATACCTCTTTTTTCTGTAAGCAATTTGATTGCATACATACCAAATTGGACACCTTTTTGCTCACCATTTATATCTAAAAACATTAATCCTTTAATCATAATTTACTCTCCTTTTTTTATGTTAATGATTATGCTTTCGGAATTGCGTTTAGCTTACCTGTGCCTTTAAAATTGATACTGTAAGTGACTACTTCACCCATTTCGGAATTAATCTCAACTGATTCTGCGAATGCCATACCACTAAAAGTAATGTCACCGCTTTCTTGTGTAGTTGGCTTGAATGAGATTGTAACAGCTGTACCATTGGTAATCATATCATACCATTTACCAGAATCACCCCATACAGCTAAACCCTCGGTTGAAACTTCCCAAGATTTAAGAGACTCTAATGATTCAGTCCATCCTTCAATGCTGTCTTTGGTGGTTGAATCTGCTAACTGACGATTCATTTTGAATGAAGCTTTGCGACTGTGTGCGATTGGTTCTCCATCGATATACACAAGTAAATCCGTACCTAAAAATTTGTTATTTGCCATTTTCTTTTTCACATAAATAGTTTGAGAAATGGCTTTGCAGGGATTAGATAATCTTAATTAAATTGGTATAAATCGAAATACCTAGTTTTAGGTATTAACTATAAATCTTCAATGATAATACCATCATTACAGTTACCGTAGTTGGTGATGTAGCCATTTTGAATAACTACAAATTCAGTTTCTGATGTGTAGTAAATTGCATTTGCTATCGGTTCTGCTGATTGTGATGCAGCTGTTACATATCTTTGATTAGATGCTACTACGTGGCAGTTATATTCCTGTAGATAAGCTGGATTTGAACAAACTTGTTGCCAAGTACGACCGCCACTCATCCCTAAAATCGCAATACCCATAAATGTCACTGGGTACGTTTGTGCTGGCGTTGCAGGGTCATCACTTCCCCAAGTTCCAACACTACCAGCACTAGTAATTACCGCTTTTTGATTCCACGCATCACCAACCATTTCAACCTTAATCCAGAACGAATCATTTGAATAAAAGCCAGCAGCAGCATTAATATTGCCAAACTGATTTGTATAAACTTCACTACCAATTTCTAAATCAAACGTTGAGAAATAAAGTAGCATTCTGCCATTGTTGGAAATGTAGTTGCTATATGCATTACTAGCATAAGAACCATAAGCCATTATTGTGCTAGGTTGCGGTACAACAAAAGACGTTGTATTACTGGTGTAAGTACCTTCTGCGTTAACGTGCAAGGCTTGTACATCAACTAAACTTGATGGTTGAATACCACCTGCATCGTTTAATCCAGCAAGTAGACTACCTGTTTCATTTTGCGGTAATACGCCACTAACAAAATATTCATTCCAGTTACCGCCATTAATGCGATAACGTAATTTCAAGCCATCACCTGGAACATAAAATGCAGTACGCCAATTTATCAAAACTTTAACACCTTCGCCAAATTCAGAATAAGGAACACCAATAGAGCAAGTACCCTTTGTGTGTAAGCCAGCATCTGTAAAATTTAAATGAGTAGCTGAATTGATGTTAGTCCTTAAACTTCCAATTCTTGCTGTGCTGTGCATTGAATGAGCAAATGAACCTTCAACGACCAAACCAGTAAAGCCATCATTACCATCTGCATCTTTAGTTAACAGTAACTCATCTAACCAAAATCGATATTTTAAAACTTCCTTTTCATCGGTTATAATTGCTCTGTTGTTAGCTACTTGCTGACCACTTGCAGATATTGTATTTATATTTTTATTGAGATAGGCTGATGATGGAGCTGGCATATTTATGTCTTTTCCATAAATATTAGCTCACACAAAAAAAGCCACTATTAAGTGGCTCAATTTGTTTTTGTTTTTCAGTAGATGTGGTGATATAACCAACTAATGAATCAATTGTTCTTACAACATCAAATAATTTAGGCTATCCAGATACAACCAGCTTCTGGTGAACTTGGTGCTGATGTAGGGATTACCATTTTAGCGGTTGCCCTTTGTGTTGGTGCTTCTATCTGACCAGCAGCGTAAATATTTGCCCTAGTCCAAATACCGTTACCGATTGCGGTTTGCGTTACACCTGCTTCCGTTATCAGCATTTGATGACCTAAACCTGCTTTAGCTTGACCTAAACCTTGATAAGTCCAAACAATACCATAGCTATTACCTAACGATGTACCATCAACAGCTGGTCTGTAAGCATCACCCATAGAAAATACAGATTGATAACGTTCTCCCGAATAAGAACCTATCAAGCCGATACCGAAATTACCTACGTAATAGCCAGAAGAAGTTGCATAAAAGTCATTACCTCTAATCTGTGCATCAACTAAAAAGTTTTTATTATTATATACTCTAACCCAAGTAGAATCATTCATCCAAATTCCACCACCGTGAGTTGCGTTATACCATCCGTGATTCCCCTGTACACTCACCCAACCACCAACATTAAGCTTTTCACCTCCTGATGTTGTACCAATAAAAGTATTACCCTCTGTTTCGTTTAGATAAATATTTCTACCTGAATTTGAGCGGATTGTCCAACCTCCACCGTGGTGTAATAATCCAAAATTATTTGATGAATCGCCATAAAGGTAACCTCTAGCAGTACCCTCACTAGTTGTCATTTGAAATGAAGTTGTACCTGCTCCATTTGAACGATAGCGTATAGTGTTACCGTCTACTGGTTCTAACGAAGTTCCGTAGCTAGCCCAGTGTACACCGCCACCACCTGCTACACGTAGATAATCATTAGTATTGATTGAACCACCTACACCAGAATCATAGCCAGCTATAACCCGACCTGTTTGCAAGTAGACAGGAGCATAAAGGTAACCTCCTGTTTCAAAACCTAATCCTGTCCATCCCAATATAGCTGAATTATTCATCCAAAGATTTCTAGCTTGATGCCCGGGATTATGATATGTAATTCCAGCATTTGTACCTCTAACTTCAATACCTCCATTATAGGTTTCAGCACCATTAGAACCACCTAATGCTAGAATTTTACTACCGTATGTAAAACCCTCACCACTAGCATACATTGAATGATATTTCTCACCATCCCACCAATTTTCTTTCCAAGGTAAAGCAGTTCCTGCATCCACATACTGGTGTAGTGTATCGCCTCGCATATCCCCTCTAGCACTCCAAGTATTGGAACTATCCCAATAATGTAATGCCGAACCACTTCGCAAATGAATAGCCCTATAAACATTTGGATTTCTCGTTGTAACACTATCTAATGTTTCAGCTGTAAAAGCTGATGCGCCTAAACCTAAAACACTCCTATAAGTATTTACCGATGTAGCTTCAAATTGATTCCTTGTTGAATTATAAATTATAAACGGATTAGATGATTGAATATCTGACGGATTTGGTTGTAAATTAAAATTAGCAGTATAACCACCCCATAAATCAGCAGTTCTTGCACTATCAACTCTTACACCAAATGTACCTCCACCATTCCAACCCATCAAAGTTGGGTAAGATGGTGTCCAAGCTTGTTCTGAATTTGTCCTATCGTGACCACTACCATCAGGAGCTGTTCCAGCGGAAGCATCGAAAATAACGTGACCATTACCGTAATTTTTCCAACGTAGCATTTGAGCAACTCCAATATCATCAGATGCGTAGGCGATACTTGTTAGTGCTTCACGCCCAGCAATTGAATCTCTATAAGCTAATGAACCTAAGTTCAACCAACCTTGCAATGCGCCTTTTGAATATTTACGAATATACCCATCATCAACTCCTGTACCTATAACAGAACCCATTGGAGTTTCATCAAAGCCTGATGTTGTATTAAAATATCTTGCAAAAACATCTCCATTAGCATTTCTCCTTACTACAGAATATCCTGAAACGCTCTCTGATACTTCGAAATCATTTTGACTCCAAATTCTTCTCCAAGGATTCCATTGACCCTCATCACCATTACGAACTCTAAAGTGTAACCCAAATCCACCTCCATAATCAGCGTTTAATTGTAAACCGTAACCGTTAGCCCCAAAATGACCTAAATAACCATTGGCTGGTGCATTAACAGCATAAGTAAATGATGATGTATGTTCTGGTACTGTATTAGCATCTGTACCAAATGGTGTATGATATTGGTGATAGGCTGTGTTATCTTTCATTCCTAACCAAGTTCTTACTTGAGAAGAAGTCGTAACTCCAATATTATTTGTATTACCGTTAAAACCTAAAATATATGATACATTATTAAGCCCTCCCTCATATCCATAACCGACAAATTTATCAGCATTAGTTGCATTTGTAGCCGTTTGCGCATTACCACTGATATTTATTCCCCAAGTACCACTAGCGTTAGAGCCATTAGCTAACGCATAATTACCAGCAATTTGAAGATTAACGTTTTTCCAATTACCGCTCGCACTATCATATTGGATGGATTGACCATTTTGCAATGCGCCAAAATCCACATCTAGCAAATCACGTAAATAATTAGCTGATGGTGCTGGTGTATTACCAGAATTATTTGCGTTCCCAATCCAGATACTGTTATTACTAGTTGAAGATGAAGATGGAATTATCATCTCATTTACTGCTGTAATTTTGTTGAAAGTAACGTTATTGCCAGATGATAACCTTTGATTTTCTAAAGGTTGGTAACGTCCATCAGATGTTGATTTTGAATAAACATCACTTAATAGAGCGTAACCATTAACAATACTTGCGGTAACATAACCAGCATCATTTGAGAAATAACTTAAATTAACTGGCGAATTATAAAGATGATTGTAGTTTCCACTAAATAATGCAGGTCGATTCGCCAAATCCTCATAGTTACCACTAAAGAAACTCGGTTTAGATGTAATTTCTCCCCACGTTGGAACGTAATTAATAGACTTATAAAGTGAATCAGCTGTAGTTTTATTTATATATGAATCTGGATTTGATTTCAAATAATACTTACCATCAGATTCAGTTTTTGAGAAATAATAATCCTGTAAATAACTTAATCCAATATAGTTTCCTTTTAACTGAAACAGATTTTCTGATTGCGTTTTGTTATAATAATTCGATAAATCTACCGAGCTAGAACCACCGCCAACTTGATTGAAAAACGAGCTATAAACAGAGCCATCTCGCAACTTAACTTTAAGGGTTGTTACATTGTCTAAGGTTGAAAAATTAATCTCCTGTAAGGTCTTATTGTAAGCTTCAAACCAATCATTTTTATTTGTTTGGGTTATATTAAATGCCGCACTACCACGAAAAACAGGGTCTGTTTCAGTTTTCAAATATCCATTCTGGATTGGTGAACCATCATTAGTAAATTCTAACTTTCCAACGCCTTTAAGACTACCAGAATAACTAACAACCTCACCATTTTCTGAATCAATTTCGATTGATTCTAATAGAACCTCTCCCCAATAAGTGTGATTGAAATTGCCTTGAATAACACCGAATTGAATAAAAAACGGCTCTTTGTTCTCGTATTGATTTAGGAAATATTTTGTATTGAATTTATCATCTTCATAACTTACCAGACCTTCAAATTCGATTGACCAATCTTTGGTACTTGTAATACTTTCAGTCCAATTCTGGCTATCCTTTGTCGTTACGTCTGTTGTATTTTGCTTTACAACTAATTTGCAGTTATTTGATAATGCTATCGGTTCATTGTCTATATTATATAATAGGAATTCAGAACCTTCAAAAATGTTCCTTACCATATTATTTTTGTTCAATAAAATTTGAGAATGTTATGAGTTTACGAATTACGTAACCGCTAGTTGATTCACTTTCTAAATAAATAGATTTCTCTAGCTGTGTTGAAGTGATGTTCCAATTTTCATCTTCATAAAAATTGTCTTTGTTATAAACCTTTTCAAATACTTTATTCGCAATATCATCACTCAACTTTTTACCACCACCGCTTTTAAAGCGAGTGACAATGTCAATCACAATATCAGCTTCATAGCCGAACGATAAGCTATCATTAAGTGGCGATAAACTAGTTGATGAGAGTATCACAAACGGTGCTACAGCATCAGCTGGCACTGTGTCATAAATAGGAATAAATTTACCTGCGATAACAGAGATGTTATTGTTTAGCTTATCAAAATAAGCTTTACGGTAAATGTAAGATGGGTCTTTTGCAAAGTCGTTCATATTACCTATAAATAGGCTTAAACGATGGTTGCTAAAGCTTAAGGAATCTTAATTAAATTAGGTTAATCAATATGAGTCAGGTTCTCTTTTCGGCGGCTCGAAATAATGAAGTTTTAATAGATTATTTACTTTATCAATTTCAAAATGTATAACCTCGTCTCTCCAATCATTATCTGAAATATCGTCGCAACCAAAAAATCGACTGTAAACATAAGTGAAATAGAGTTTCCCTTTTTTAGTTTTGTAATCAAAAGAAACATCCTCTAACGATAATCCGTCAACGTCAATAGCACCTCCACTACCATCTGATTCCATTGAGTTTGCAATCAAATCTAGTATTTGGCTTTCCAAGCTTTCACCATCACTATTCCTACTTGATAATTCATCTTTGATTACTTTTGAAAGATACTTGTTGTCTTGTTCATTAAAGATTGTTCGAACCTTGAACGATTCCAAATTAACTGCAATTTCCATAAAACAAATATAATTTATTAAATCACTAATCCTCAATCAGGTCTGCAAAAGTTTGTATGTGTATAACTATATTTTCTGCTTAAGTCTATAATATATAAGTTTGAGAAACATAATCAATTAAAATATGAATTTATCTGATGTAAAGGACTTTTATAAAGAGGGTGGTACGTTTGTTAAAATACTTTGCTCATTAATTCTTTTATGTATACTACTAATTACGGCAAAATTCACGTATGACATACTAATTGGGAAACCTGTAAGTGCGCTTGGGTTTGAAATTAATCAACAACCTACAATAAATGATAATACAAAAAACCTTGGCGCGTCATCAACTACCTTTAAACCAATTCGTTCAGCTATCCCTTCTAAAACAGTGAAAGGGACTATCGCTAGAACCGTTAAAGGAAATTTAGAAACCAATCAAAATTCTGGTAATAATCAAGGTAATATTGGAGGGTCAGGTAATAAAGTCCAAAATACAATTCACACAATAAATGGTGAAAATAATGGTATAAATGGCGACGTAAATATTAGTAATGAAATAGAGCTAATACCGAAAGATTTCGAAGCTATTACTAAGTATTTAAACACACTTTATAAAGATAAGCCTTATTTGAAAAGATGTTTTTCAATAGCTTCAACACCCGGTTCAAATTCAGGAAAAATTCCAAATCAAATTTTTCAATTTATGAAAAATAACAACTTCCAATTTAAGGGAACATCTATGCTAATGTCTGAGGGAATGGTGGAAGGATTAAAATTTGACGTTAATAATAATGACAGTTGTCTATTAGTTTGCTTAGGCAATTTTTAAACCTTTAATAAATCTCTCAAATTCTTTTTTAAGGTCTTCAATTCATCGTTTAACGCTGGATGAAAATATGGGTGTGGCTTAATATTAACCTCTCTTATGCCCTTACCAATAAATTGAAGTGCGTAGCTTTCAAAACCTGCTGGCACATCGACTTTAGACCCTGTTCCATACTCGATATATGGCGAATAATGCTTGTTAAAAAATATTTCTACTTCCATCCCATCTTGCGATGTTTCAACACCACCGCTTTGCATAATCCCCCCGACACTTTCAGCAAATGGTGTACCTGCAAGATTTGATTTTGCTTTATCTAAGACACTTAAAGCTGATTCATTGAGAACATCTTTAACACTCTCCGCTTTGTCTTCTAATTGAGATAATATATTATTGATTTCGTGTAAGCCTTGAACCCTTATTGTAAAATTTGCCATTGTTATTTAGAATATTTTTTATTAAATTTGGGATATGATAAGTATAGAGATGTTTAACACAATTACCTCTGCAATAGCGAGCTGCTTCGCTATAGTTGGTGGAGTGTGCGCAGCTCTTTCTTATTTCTTCCCTCGAGCAAATGTTGATAACTTTTTAAAAAAACTATCCTTTATCTAACGTAACTTTGCCAACCCATTGTGATGTAGTTTGAATTAAGTTCATCTTTTTTCCAATCCCAATTTATTCTCTTATTCCTAATTGGTATTTGAGTTCTACGTCAGACTAACTGTTTTGCGTATACCTCCAACAGTAAAGAAAAGATTAGTACCATCAAACTCGAATGCACCATTTTCAGCTGTTGTTAAATTTGTCCCAGCAGTCAATTTTAGTGGTGCTGTACCTGCTGTTGCAGTACCCGCTGGCAATGCTAATCTAGCGGTTGGAGCAATTACCGCAATACCAATGTTACCAGCTGTAGATACACCCGATGCGCTCGCACCAGTACCCCATATTAGGTTGCCAATATTGATTTGATTACTAGCTGTTGCCGTTTGAACATTACCATTTTGAGAAATCACAAGATTTCGACTACCAGTAGTTATGTTAGCACCAGCATTAGCACCGACTGCAATGTTATTAGAACTTGTTGCTCCCAACAATGTATGCCAACCAATACCGACGTTATTACCACCTGATGTATTTTGATACATACCAGCTTGACCGATGATTACATTCTGCGTACCACTTGTATTAGCCAATAACGCATTATGACCTATCGCAACAGCTTCTGCACCACTTGTATTTGCCGTTAATGCAGCTGAACCAATTGCGGTGTTACCCTGTGCTACGTTATTAAACAAACTCCCACCACCAATAGCAGTATTATTGCTTTGTGTTGTAATTTTACCTAAAGTTGCAGCACCAACCCCAGTATTACTATTACCAGTAGTAATCGAACTTAAAGCATTAACACCAATTCCAGTATCGTTTGCGCCTGTTGTCAAATCAGCACCACCATTACCATAAAATGAATTATTATTGCTACCAGATTGATTTGGTAACCAGATAACCTGCTGACCACCTATTAAATATTTTCCATTGGTAGCCAAAGAATACTGGTCTCTACCAAAGTCACTAAAACCCCTAACAGTTGATAGATTAACAGAATCAGTTGAAGCGTTGTTAAAAATAGCTTGTGTTTGAGTATAGATGTAGTTTGCTTTGATTGCATAACCAGCTTTATTGTAGTGTATCGTGTCGCTCATTAAACTACGTGGGTTTATACCATTAGCAACATCAATATTATCATTTGCACCGCCATCACCTTGTGTTAACATATAACCCTGCAAATCAATTACACGTTCTGCACCATAAGTACTAATTAAACTAGCTAACAAATTATCTTTTTGTGTGGCTCTAGCTGTGCCGTTCGTTTCGGAATTTACTCGAGTTGGTGCAATAATAACATATCTATTGTGACCCAACGCTGAAACCATCGTTGCTATGTTAGCTAAAATAGTTGTATTGGTCGCACTTTGCAACACATCGTTTATTCCAACTTCTATAATTGTATTCCAACCTAATTTGGCTGTATCAGCAATTAATCTATTTTTAACTTGTGTTGAGTTTTGACCACCAATACCACCATTAAAAACATTTAATTTTGATAACTGACCAAATATACTTGGGTAAGTAGCATCATAACCACCTAAACTAGCTGTCATACTATCACCCCAAAAAGCAACGTGAGTAGCATTTACAATATCCTGTGCAGTTGCATAAGTGATGTTAGAATTTAAGTCTGGCTTGTTAGTAATCTCGTTCCAAGTTGGAACGTATTCTATTGATTTGTATTTTGAATCAGACGCAGTTTTAGTGTAGACATCTGCGCTGTTTGCCTTTGATGATACCGAATCATTAATATAACTTTCGGTCGCTAAACCAGCTATCGATGGTATCGTTGGCTTGTTACTCACATCCCCCCAATTAACAGCAGTTAAATAGTCGCCTTTCGGCTGGTAGGTTGCTAAAGCATCATTTGACTTTAAGTAATCTGACAAATCAACTTCTGGCACTTCAATTGAATCTGGTTTACTGTTGATTTCATTTACAATTTGATTTATTTCGCTGGCATACAATTGGTCGCCTGTCTTTTTGTTTATGTTTAACATTTTTATAATAGTGTAAGTGGTAGGGTGTAATCAAAATGATTATTAAAGCCCTCATAATTTTCATACGGATTTTCACCCTCGAAAACTTCTGTGTTATTATCGCTCTCGGTGCAAATCAATTTAAATTCTCTGTCCATCTCATTTACATTTACAATCGAGTGGATAGTTAAATTTTTATCCTTTAGTTTGATGTTGTGCTTTTTAGCGATTGAAACATCTGGTCGAAAACGCAAATAAATTTCAAAGTATCCATCAAGAACAATTTGAGATTCTTGTAGCATTCTTTTTTCATCCTTTGTAATTACACTAGCGAAATCATCGAAATCTAGTTCGTAAGAAATATAAGAGCCGCCCGCCTGATCGGGCGTTGCTCTGGTAATCCAGAACTCAACCAACTGATTGTATTTATTTGCATTTTTCATTTAGTAAATAATTTGTTTACGGTATTGATTAAGAATATTGATAGTAGTTTGAGATAGTGCCAGACCACCATTTTCAGCATCTAAATAATTCTCTCTATGTTGGTAATTGGTAGCAATATCTTTTAGTATTGCAAGGTCAATTAAGGCGTTTTGAGTATCAGTAATTCTAACCGCTTGCTCTGTTGCCGCATCCATTAAAAGTTGTATTAGAACATCTTGTGTGGTGTTGCTCGGTGCAAGATTTAAATACTGTTTTACGAGTTCAAGTGTCATATAATAGGTATAAAAAAAGGTGATGGATTTTGTCCACCACCTTCAAGTATTATTTAATCTTTGTCAGATTAAGATTTTAATTTAGCTTTAGCTGATACGAAATCACCTTGAATAAATCTTGCAGGGTTGTTAACTGTAACTGCGATTCTTTCCTCTAATGCAACTGTTACTAAACCATCTTCAACGTCTGTTGAGTTTTGATTGTAAAAGTTGATAGATAAGCCTTCACGTTCTACAAGCTCTGCACCCATACGATAATCACCAATTAAGAATTTACCTTCTTCGATGATATTAGAGCTTACTACCGGAACACCAGCAACACTCATATTTCCATAAGGGAAAATGTATTGACCAGTTGTGTCTTTAGCTAATTCTAAACGCAATTTATCAGATGGAGAAATTAAGATTGCTGTTGCTTGACCATTAGCCAATTCAATCATATTCATACCTGTACGTAATACATCGTATTCGTTAACAGTTGAACCTGTTCCCATCGTTACAGTTGTACCTGTAAATTGAGATGCCTTAACTCTTAAAATGTCTAAGATGTGTTTGTCTTCAACTTCTTTTAATTTTGCTGGCGCACGATTAGTGATGTAAGATGTAATTTGTAAAACATCAGCTAATTGCTCTTTAGATACTTTTAAAAAAGTTCCAATAGTTTTAACTGGTGCTAATTCACTTTTTAATACGAAACCAGATTCTGGTCTTTTAGAACCTTCTGTAGTTGTTCCAGTAAAAGAAGTCCAAGATTGTTCCTGCACATAGTTTACAGCGTTTGAAGTAGTGCTACCAATACTCATTAAGTTTCTTAAACTCAGTTTTTTATTATCATAACCATAAATGCCTGGCATTTGGTCTGGTGCAACTGTACCTGCTTGGGTTAATGATGCCTTAACTTCGAATTTGAAACCTTTAGATAACAGGTCTTCATTAGTAGAAGATAATTTGTTTTTAACTTCTGATTTGAAGTCTAAAGCCTGTGTAGCCAAATCAATTTGCTTAACTGATAATTGGTCGTACTGCGCTTGTAAAGCGTCTAATTTTCCTTGTAATTCAGATTTAACTTCTGTAATATCATTTTTGATTTCTTTACCGAAATCTTCCATTTCTTTAATTTCCATTTTTGTTAATTGTTTATGCGACTTTATAGCCTTGCATAAAGGCTTTAATTAATTCCAAATCCTTAGCTTTTTTAGCTTCAATTTCGTTTGGCTCATCAATCGGGTCTTTAGTTTCCTCACTGATTTCAATCGGGTGTGGCGGTTCAACTGATTTTTCTGATAAATCAAGAAATGCTGATTTTAATTGATTTAGATATATAGTAAGTAGTGCTGTAGTCTCTGCTGTGATTTCAGATTTCAACATCTTTTCTACTCGTTCAAATTGCTCTGTAATGTCTTCTGCCTTTTCAAATTGAGATTTGAAGCCTAAAAATGGTGTATTACTATTTGCACCAAACGTTACCGATGAGAACTCGAATAACTTAACCTCTTGGATTTCGTTATAGTTCCCTTTGTTGGTTGCTTTGATTGTTTTAAAACCTATTGAATGTTCGTTTAAAACACCTTCTTTGTATAAGTTTAAAACATCATTACCAAGTTGTGTATCTGCTATTTTAGTTTCAAAATATAACCCGTAATCATCTTCTTTTAAGATGGTCGGTCTACCTAAAACTTGGGTAACATTATGTTGGTATAAATGAAAAATTCGAGGTTTAGCAGATTCGACACCGTTTTCTTGCAACGTCTTTGCAAATGCCCCTTTAACGATAACATCACCATCACTATCGACTGAATTGAAAGCAGCTGCATAGCCCGAAATAATTCGGCTATCTAAGTCTATATTTATTTCAGAATGATTATAATTTTTGGTGGAATAATTCTTTACCATTTACCTGTGTTTACAGATAAATAGTTGGAGAATGGCGAATTTGAGAATTAAGGAATCTTAATTAAATTGGTTAATTTTGGGACAAATTAATCTCTTATGTTTCATTTTTATTTTGGAGAAGCAATTCCAAACATTACTGATTGGATACAGGCACTTGGTGCAATCGCTGTATTTTATACTTTGTACTTGCAGTACCAGTCTAATCAAAATCAGCAGAAGCAATTAAGAATAAGTTTAATCCCAAAATTCGAAATTCAGTTAAAAAACGAAGAAGATATTTTTAATGAGAATCTAACAAGTTTAATATTGACATTTACTTTGATGCGGAACATCGCATATAATATAAGGTTTATTACAACTGACACTGGTAACGTTAGAATCCACAATTATGTTAAAAGTCGAAGCTTAACAGATGGTGGTTTTTTCGAAATATCTGCATCTTTAGTTAGTGAAGATGCCCCTGAATCATTTTCTTTCACGTTACATTTTGAAGATATTTTGGGAAATTGTTACTCACAAAATGTGGCAGTGTTTGCTGGTGACCTTGCCATCAATGCACCATTACTTAAACAATAAATTAAAATATGAGCGAACAAAATGTAAAGTGGTATAATCACGGTTGGATGTATGTTATAGGTGGAGCATTGCTAGCACCAGTAGGAACATTGTTATTCGATTGGATAAGAGAATTACCGGTTTTAACAACTCTAACTTTATTTGTGAATAAATTTTTAGCAATAGCTAACTTAAGTGTTCCGCTTTATTTACTTATAATTTCAGTAGTTATATTTAATATCGTATGGCGATTCTTGTTGGAAATCGAAAATCGGAAAATCGTAGGAGAAACACAGAGAGGCTACTTAAATGCAAATCATTTAGATACATTAAATTATATCGCAGATAGATTTCACCAACTAACTTTCAAATGGGATTGGATACTTAATAAGCTAACTAAAAAATACGAGGTTAAAAATGTAAAAGCGGTCTGCAATAAAGTATCTTGCGATTATAATGAATTAAGCTACATAAGATTTGATGCAGAATTTGGAAGATACATCTATCATTGCGACAAGTGTAATACTTTTTTAATGGATTCATATTCTACTGCTGACGTTGCTAACGAAGTTGAAGCGAAATTCGAACAATAATTAATCCTCATCCCCATCATCTTCTGGTGTATCAATCTCATTACCATCTTTGTCTACATAGATTTTATCATCCTCAATTTCTTCATCGAAAACGGTTAATCCTAATAGCTTCTTTTCCCTTATTTGTTGTTTCATTTTATCTTGTTATTTTTAAATATCTCTCAATGTATTCTGCAATGTAAGTAGGTAAGCTTTTGTCTTTATTTACGTACATCACAAACGATTCAGCAAACAATTCTGCACTACTTGTTGCACCGTAATTACTTATATTGTACATATCTTTCTCTCTTACCGCTTTAGCATAAATACCTCTCCATTCAGAATTAAGTTCATTTGAAAATGGCAATCCTCTATTCTTGTTGAAATAGCCACCATTAATATATCCTGTTCTTTGGTCTTGCAAAACGTGGGCTATCTCGTGAGTGATAGTTTCTTTGGTTACCGTATTTTTAGAATATTTAACTGTCCACCTGCTATAATTTAACCTTTCCTTTTCAGCGTTTAAATGTCGTTTAAACTTATTTCTGGTCTGGATAGATAAGGTTTCATTATCTACCAGAGATTGATAATAAGCAATATTCTTTTCTATCCCTGCTTTAAAACCTTCTACACCATCAATATAACTTTTTTCCGCCAGTTTCATCGTCTTAAATCTTGATGGATTAATACTTAACGTACCACCATTAGCAGACATATTTGCATTCTTTTTTCTACTTATATCAATCTTTATCGGACTAAAATTATATTCGTTTTTCAATTCAAATAGCGTTTCTGCCATTTGGTTAGCAACATCTACATCCTTAATGAAACTTAAATCGACACTACTCGCAATATCTTTATCTATCAAAAATTGTTCCGCTTCTTTTACCGTTTTTACTGGTTTATAAGTACTTAAATCCTCAAAATCCATTGGCATAGGTTTACTAAAATCCAATGCTGGTTTCGGTATCTCTACAGGTTTTGGTTTGACTGGCTTATTAATAGCAGTATTTACAACTCTGCTTGCAGGAACTAATGAAATCACGCAACGACAGTTTACAATATTACCTGCACCTGCTCCATTAGAGCCATCGCAAGGGTGAGCCATCTTTTCACCACCAACACTAAATAAACCATCAATTGGAATAGGTGTTGAATCAATCATCCCAGCGTGAGCATCCCTTGTTTTTCCATCAACACTACGTGCTATCCATTTTTTGTAAAGAACTAGTCCAGATGTTTTTCCAGCATACATTGCACCCTTATTGCTGCCAACAGCATTTTCAGTTCTGGCAATAGTTAATGCTCTTTGCTTAGTTTTGATTGAATCAGTTTCTTTCAGTATTAATTGAGCGATTTGCTTATGTGATAGCTTTTCTTCAACTCCTTTTCGGACTACTTCTCGAATCTGGTTCTTTGTTGTCTCGGTGACTTTTGTAACCTTATCGCCAATTTCTTTAGTATGGGTAAGCCTGATAAATTCATCACGCCAGATGTTTACGCTATTGGGATTGTTGGATGGTTTATACTCTTTCGGCTTTGCTGCTTTTGTTTCCAAATTCTGGGTGAAAGATTTGTATTTGCTTAGTGATTTATCAACCAGAGTAGCAAATTCTAAACCTACGTTTAAGTAAATTTCTGTTATAAATTCTAGCGTGTCGCTTTCTCTCACCAATAATTCTATCGGTGTATTTGGTTGATTTAGATACTCTTTGCTGGCGTAGGTAAACTGCTTACGTAATCCTTTTAAAACTATGCGATAGCTTAATCTTTCGTGCTTCTTTTGTAGGTTATTGTATAGCCTGTAATACTGTTTATCGTTCATCTTTTAGATAAATATTACTGGTACTAATAATCTGCGTTGTTGTCGCTTGTATCGGTGTTTAGAGTT